GAAACAAGACTTAGAAACCGTTCAAGATTTAATGAAGAAATGTCAATCGGTCTTTAATCATTGGGTGCGTTTAAGGGATGCCGGTGAACCGTGTATTTCGTGCGGTGGTGAATTGGGTGAATCATATGATGCCGGTCATTATTTTAGTTCAGGCGGTCATAAATCCGTGACGTTTAATCCGGATAATTGTTTTGCACAATGTAAACGTTGCAACAGATGGTTGCACGGCAATCTTTTAAATTATCAAATCGGTATTGAAAAAAGAATTGGTTCAGGAAGGTTGTTTGATGTCACGGTAAAAGCACACGAAACTCGTAAATATACAAGGGAAGAGTTGCGTGATTTGATTGCGTTCTATAAAGACCTAATAAAAAAATTACAGAAAAAGTGACTTTTTTTTGTTTGATGCTTGTTATATTAAAATAACTTTGTATATTGCGGTGTCAAACAATTAAAAAAACACAAAATGAAAGATTTAAAATTTAGAATTAACAGAAGTAAAAAACAAAGAGAAAACTTAACAACACCTAAGACAATGGTATTAAAAGTATTACAAGATAAAGTTAATGTATGTGGTGAGTTAGTTTGTTTAGTTTCTTGTGAAGATAAGTTCTATCAACTAAGACAACAAAATATTAATGAGTTCGGACTTAAGAAAATAATAAATATAGACCAAGTGAAAGACGTTAGAGATATAGACGTTATGAATATGACAAACAATACAAAAAACGGTACTGTTATAAATTACTTTTCAATAGAAACAATAAAACTTTAAAACCAATGGGGGCGAAAGCCCCCTTTTAAACACAAATAAAAATGGAAAAGAAAACAACAACCAAAAAAACAATGTCATTCATTGACAAACTGATTTCGATTCAATCGGAATTAAAAGCACCAAAGAATCAATTCAACGGTTTTGGAAAATACAAATATCGTTCACTTGAGGACATTCAGGAAGCAATCAAACCGCTATTGACCAAACACAAATTGGTTATGAATTTCAATGATGAAATTAAAGAAATCGGTGGTGTTCTGTTTGTTGAGTCATCTTGTATTTTATCAGATGGCAAAGCGGAACAAATTACAAAAGCACAAGCCGGAATTGACCCAAGCAAAAAGGGGATGGATTTATCACAATGTTTTGGTTCATCATCTTCATATGCACGAAAGTATAGTGCCGGGGCAATGTTCTTGATTGATGACAGCAAAGATGCCGATGCTACAAACAAGCACGATAAGACACCGACACCGGTACAAAAAGCACCGGTAAAGAAGTCATTGAACGACAATCAATTCATTCGTTTGATGGGTGCAATCAATAACGGTCAGATGACCACAGACAAAGCAATGAATGATTTTGCATTGACATCAAAGCAAATTACTGACCTTAAAAATATGAAACAATGAAACACAATTGGCTTGTAAGACCATCACAACTTGGTGGGTTAATGTCTAAAGGGCGAGGAAAAGAATTCGGTGATACTGCGATGAAAATCATTCAGGAAAGTGCTTTATTTCACAAGTACGGAATCGAACCAAAACAAATCACATCGAAACAGATGGAAAAAGGTACGTTGAATGAACGTGAAGGAATGCAACTTGCAAAAGAAAGGTTTGGTTGGGATATTGATATTGATGCACCAAAGGTTCGTTTGTTTAATGATTTTATGACCGGTGAACCGGACATCAATCAATCAATCCTTGGTGATATAAAATGTTCGTATTCGGCGCACACGTTTCCTTGGTTAGATACTGAGGTTAAAAATAAGGCGTACCAATACCAAATGCAATCTTATATGTGGCTAACTGACCATAAACAATGCGAATTAGTTTATTGCCTGACCAACACACCGGCACACATCATTGCCGATGAAATACAAAAGAAAACGTATCAATTGCTTAAACAACCAAAATTTCTTGAAATGGAGATGGATGAAAGTTTTGCAAGTGCGGAAGCGGAAGCCGAACGACAAGTGCATAACGATGCGATATTTGACAAAATCCCAAAGGAAAAACGTGTAAAAAGATTCATAATTGAACGTGATGATGCAATGATTTTGCAAATTCAGGAACGAATCATCAAGGCAAGGGAAATATTTGACAATGTATTTGATGCGATATGAACGATTTTATTATTGAATACAACGTCTATCTCCATTCAGGTTCTAAAAAGCCGTTAGAGGTGCGGAAAATGGATATTAAAGCATATTGCAAAGCGGAAGCAATTGAAAAATTTCCGTATTATAAACAATTAATTCAAAAAATAACAAAAAAATGAATTTACAAGGTACAATTTACAAGGTTGGAGAGGTTCAACAGATTAGCGAAAAATTCAAAAAACGTGAGGTGGTCATAAAAATCGAAGGTGATTATCCGCAATTTATCGGTTGTCAGTTGACACAAGACAAGTGTTCATTGGGTGACAACCTAAACATCGGTGATGAGGTTGATGCATCAATAAATTTGCGTGGTCGTGAATGGACATCACCAAAAGATGGTGTGGTTAAATATTTTAACACCATTGAGATTTGGAAACTTGAAACGATTGGAATACCAAGAAACAACCAAGGCATTCCGGATGCAACTGATGGAATCACCAAAAACTTTCAGGAAGATGCAATTCAAACAACAACGAATCAATCCGATGACTTGCCGTTCTAATGAAAGTAACGTTGTCAAATATTAATCAAGAATTGCGTAATGCAATCAACGAACATTTGAAAAGCACCGGTAAATCCTTGAATCAATTCTCCAAGGATGCCGGTGTTCAACAAAATCAAATGTGGATGTTCCTGAATCGTAAAGAACCGGAACGTGGTTTGCATTCAAAGACCATTCAGAAAATCGGAAAGTATTTTGAAACTAAGGTTTGAAAGTCAAAAAGACATTGACAACGAATTAAATGTCATAAAAAAAATTTGTTGGGATGGAACACTTTATAAAAAATTAGGTCAACACGATTTAGATTTCTTGGTGTACGAATTGCGGAACGAAAAGAAAATTGGTTTGTGCTTTATAGAAATAAAATGTTACACTAAAAATCACGATGATTTTCCCAATACAATGGTGAGTTGCATAAAGCACCGGAAGATGATGAAAAGGTCCTCACAATTACCAACATATTTATTCATCCAATGGAAAGATAAATTGGTATATATAAACGCAAACAACATTCAGGGAGAAAAACGTGTTGGTGGTCGTAAAATAAGGGAAGGTTCATCAAATGACCAAGAAATGATGATTTTTGTACCAAATGAAAAGTTCAATGTTTTTGAGTAACTTTGAATTATGTTGGTCGAATATCGAAACGGTTATCCAACGAAAAAGTGTATTGAATACTTGTTGGAACAATGTGACATTGATGTCGCAAAGGTCGTTTTTTGTGCGGATTATACAACGAAACGTGCCGGAATACTTTGGAAGGCACATTCGATTGATGAACAACTTAAAGAATTTTGTATATTTGCGGAACAAAACAATGTAAAGGTCGCACGAACAAAATACACCGGACAAATTCATTCGGTATGGTTTGAAAAACAAATGTAAAATGTGTGATGGTTATCCTTTTATTGTTGATGAAGTTGCCGATTTTATGGTTGATGTTTATATGATACGGAACGACAAAGTGCAAATGAGGGTTTCACCTTTTTTAATGCCGGTAGGAACACAATTTGAACATCAATCCGGCACATATGAGGTTGTGCAAATATTAACAAGGCACGGTGGCATTCAAGTAATGTGTGAATGCGTTCAAGAAGATACATCGTTGTTTAATATGGTTAACAATATGCGAACCAACATAAATTGACATACTCCAAGGGATGGGGTTTTTGATAATTGTTTGACAATGCTTATCAAAGCAAAATTTCCATTTTTTCCCATCCCTTTCTTATTTTATAACTATGAAAAAACTATTGACCGGTACACTTGACAAGCCAAAAATTAAACGTGCCGGAACACATTCGAAAACCAAATCAAGCAAACTGAAATCAAGTAAGTTGTATAAAAAGAAATACAAAGGACAAGGAAGATGAACGGAAGCGAAATAAATGCAGAAATAAGAAGTTTAAGAGACACCTTGACCGGTGACTTGTTAGACGATATGGAAACACATCAAAAGATATATGAGTTAAAAAAGATTTTGAATCCTCTCATTGTAGCAAATCCACAATTAGATGATGATGAATGTATATCTTGCGGTTCATAAAATTACACTATGAAAAGAATAAAATCATTAGTAAATAAATACCTAAAGAAACGAGGGTTCAAAAAATTGTCTAAAACGGAATATAAGATGATGCAAATGTCCGTACTTATCACAAAAGAATATATTCATTCACGAAAGTTCAGGAGGGCAATAAAAGACACCAAACTCGCAAACTACATTGAACAAACATTGCACGAATGGGATGCAATCAAAAACACATCAAATGAATAAGAAGATAGTAAACATTTTACGAGGTACTTTGGGCGTGATATTACTCCCTATATTTTTCACAATATTTATTGCGGATAGGTTTGTTCTTGCCGTTATGCCGTGGATGGAATCAAAACGCTTAAAGACTTGGTTGGACAATACCGAATTGTTTATGTATTCATTCCTTAGAGTGTTTGTAATTAGCGTGATAATCATTTGCACTAAACTGATAATATTTATTTTGTCTTAGAATCATTAACTTTGTTGTATGAACACAAATGGACAACCTAAAAAAGAAACCGCATCAAATAGCGTTAAAATCAAAAAGAACGCATTGATTGAAGCGATGACCAAATCACTTGGTGTAATATCGGAAGCGTGTAAAATTGCCAAGATGCCAAGGTCAACATTTTACAACTATTATAATAACGACCCTGAATTCAAACGTGCGTGTGATGAATGTCAGGATATTGCACTTGATTTTGCGGAATCACAATTGTATCAACAAATCAAAGATGGTTCAACAACTGCGACCATATTTTATCTAAAGACAAAAGGAAAACATCGTGGATATGTGGAACGTCAACAAATAGACATAAACAAATCACAACCGGATTTAAGTCACTTATCAAGTGATGAATTGATTGCCTTATTAGAGAATGAGTAATGAAATAAAAGAAGCCGGATTTGATGTTGTAAAACAAACACTTGCAAGGCGACATTTTTGGCGGTTCTGTTTGTATTACGATAATGAATTCTTTTCCGAACGGTCATTCTTTGAGGACATCGCACAATCGTTTCAAGACATTGAAGAGGGCAAAATAAAATCATTAGCGGTGTCATTACCGCCTCGTGCCGGTAAGTCATATCTCACATCATTGTTTTGTGCTTGGACATTGGGAAGAAATCCAACACAATCGGTAATGCGTAACACTTGCACCGCAACATTGTATTTGAAATTCTCTTATGACGTTCGTGCAATACTCAAATCCGAACGGTTCAATGCCGTGTTTCCTGATGTAAAGTTGTCAGATGACAAAGCAAACTTGCAAGGATGGAACACAAACAAATCGAAACAAGTCGGTTATTTTGGTGCCGGTGTAGGTGGTACAATAATCGGTTTCGGTGCGACCAAGGTTGGTATCACAGATGACTTGTATAGAGGCATTGAAGATGCATTATCGGACACGGTGAATGACCGCATCCATCAATGGAAACAATCAACACACGATTCACGATTTGAATCAGGATGTGCAAGGATAGACATTGGGACACGATGGTCATTGAACGATGTTATTGGACGCAATTATGAACAAAACATTTACGACAAGTCAATCAGTATATCCGCACTAACGGAAGCCGGTGAGTCATTTTGTGATGCCGTAATGACAACCGATGAATTCCTTGACAAACGCAAACATACTGCGGAAGAAATATGGTTGGCGGAATACCAACAACAACCGGTTGATATTAAAGGAAGATTGTTCAACGAATTGAATATCATAAGCAAACAAGAATTCGAAAGTGATAAGTCACCAATTGAAGGGTGTGTTGCATATTGTGACGTTGCGGACCAAGGAAAAGACTACACCGCTTTTGTCATATGTGCGGTAAAGAATGAACGTTTTTATGTGGTTGATTATGTGTATTCAAAAGAAAACACCGACACAACAATTCCAATGATTGCACAACGATTAAATCAATGGGGTGCATCATATTGCCGTGTTGAATCGAATTCAATGGGTGCAATGTTTTCACGTTACTTGCAGAAAGAAACCAAGACACGAATCTTGCAAGTGCATAACACGACCAACAAACAAACTCGTATCATAATGCAATCGGCATTTGTGCAATCGCAATTGACGTTCCTAAACACCGGAACAAACCAATGCATTCAATTCATTGAGAACGTTCAATCGTATTCTAAAGAGGGTAAAAACAAAAACGATGATGCACCGGATTGTCTTGCCGGATTGTCAATATTTGCTCAAAGTATGTTCAGGCATTTGTCTAAAATCTAATCAAAGTATTTGTTTAAAAATTAATCACTAACTTTGTAAGGAATATATCAAGCGATGAAATAGCACAACAAACATATGAATACCTTTTTCGAAAAGTTTTTCGGCATTCAATTCAATCCAAATGACCGGTTCATAAACGAGTTTAAACAACTTTTTCCAAGGCAATCACAATTGTGGGGAAAGAAAGATGCGGTGTGGATTGACGTTGATGATGCGTGGAAACTATATATTGAGATTCCTGAATTGAGGGCGGTGATTGACAAACGTGCATCAATGATGTCATCAAACAAGCCG